TAGATTCATTGATGAGCTTAAAAATGCCAAGCAAGACTTCTATGCACAATCAGAACGTCTACAACATTGGGCGAGAAGTCCTATGCCTATCTTAGTGAATGTGTATGACATACTAAAAGATATCATTGGTTCTGATAAAAAGGCTATGAAGATGGCTAGTCTCTATTCACAAGAAGCTCACACTAGAGGTTCTAATGTGTTCAGCTTGTATAGTGCATTTACTAACTATGCTAGTTATGCTGATGAAAGAAATGGTTTTAATCTTAGGGAAACCGGGAATGATACTAAGTCTGAATCAATGTGGAAGAGAGAGCATGAAGTGGCTAAGTGGATTTCTAACCCTAAGTTCAAAGCATTAGTAGCAGCCTAATGTCGGCAAGAAAACCTATAGCTGATAGTGTTGTAATAAAAAAGATACACCTAGACGAGGACAAGTGGACTGGTCTAGGTCTTCTTTCACACAACATGTCTAAAGAAATGCAGACAAGAATTAGTGTAGCATCTTTAATTAGAGAGGGTGTTGACATGATATTGGAGAAGTATAATGAAAAATAATAAATTCCCTAGATATTTGCAGGAGCAGAAATATGGAAACGGTACATCTTTTTACAGATATAATCCATCTTCTAAGTATATTGATGAACGCATTGTATCTCGTACTAACTTAGGTTCTGATTTGTCAATAGCAAAAAAGAAAGCTAATGAATTTAACAAATTGATTGATGCATTTTTGCAACAAGAATCTCAGATTGTGTCTGTACAAAACAATCCTACTGTTCAAGGATTATCAGACGAGTATTTATTATCTAGTGATTTCAATATGTTAGCTGATAAATCTAAACAAGACTATCAGTATTTTATCAAGACCATGCTAAGTACTACAGTAGAGGGCAAGCCACTGTCAAGAATATTATTAAAAAATATGACAGGAGCTAGAGCTAAGAAATCTTATGAAGTGTGGCTAAATCGTGGCATTTCTATGGCAAATCATGTATGCTCTGTGTCAAGAAAAATGTATTCATTTGGTATGGAGATGGGTTATGTGCAAGCCAATCCATTCTCAACTTTTAAATGTAGAACGTCTAAGTCTCGTAAAGTTTTATGGAAGCCTGAACAAGTCATGCAATTCTTAAACTATGCCTACTTAGATTTTAAGACTAGGAACTTAGGTTTAATTGTACAAATGGCTTATGAATGGTGTCAACGTATTGGTGATATGAGAATGTTAAAGTTTGAATACATAGATTTTGATAAGGGTATATTAAACCTAGAGCAATCAAAACGTAGGGCAACAGTACATCTTCCTATTAGTAATGAGTTGTTGGAAATGCTTGTACAACAGAAAGAAGACTATGGCTTTCAAGAATACGTTGTACCTTATCCAAAGGCTGTAGGAGGAGTCTACAAGCCCTACGGACTACATGCTTTGTCAAAGGTAGCAAGAAAGGCTATCACCGATGCAGGGCTACCTAATGAGCTACGATTGGCTGATTTACGTAGGACTGGCACTACAGAGATGGTTGAAGCTGGTGTATCTATGGGTCAAATCATGGCTGTAACAGGACATGCAAATCCTAATAGTGTAATGCCTTATATGAAAAATACGTATAAAAGTGCAGATAGGGCATTGACAACACGTAAATCCTTCGCTACAAGCACAAGACAAGTGCATAACAGTTAATATTATATATACATATAAGTGAAACATTTAAGTGGAATATACATATGAATATACAAGACTATATAAGTGATTTACATTTAAGTGTAGGTGATAGTAAACGTACTGATTGTCCTAACTGTGGTAGCTATAAAACATTTACAGTGACCAATAACATGGGTAATGTATTGTGGAATTGTTACAAGATATCATGTAGCTTGTCTGGCAATGCACGTGTATCACTTACAGTACAAGACATTAAAAATGTTATGCAGAAACAAGTAAACGAAAAAGAAGTGTTCATGTTCCCGGAACATATAGTGCCACATGGTAATCGTAAGGCAGTTACTGATTGGTGTTCCACATGGGGATTGTCTGCTGATGAACTTGATTTATACTATGACGTAAAAGAGAATAGAGTTGTGTTCCCCATTGTACAAAACACTAAGGTTGTTGATGGAGCAGGTAGGTCACTAACAAAGAGATTGCCTAAATGGAAACGATACGGAAAAAACAATTTGCCATACTCTTATGGGTGTGGTACAACAGCAGTAGTTGTTGAGGATTGTGTTAGTGCAGCTGTGGTTGGAAGCACTAAGATTGTTGGGGTTGCTGTGCTAGGAACTACTTTATCCGAATCACACAAGAGATATCTATCACAATTCTCAACAGCAATAATTGCCCTAGACCCTGACGCACTAGAAAAGATAATGCACTTTGCAAAAGAGCTACGTAACTATGTTAAAGATGTAAAGGTACTAAGACTGAAAGATGATTTGAAATATAGAAAAGAAGAAGACTTAAATAATCTAAATTTCCTAACCCCAAAGGAGTGACGATATGGAACTAACACTAATAAGAAGTTTAATGGACAAGGCATTTTACGATGAGCATCGTGGAGCAAGATGTCCTGATAGACTGTTCAGTAAAGATGTAGCTAAGATAAAGCAAGCGATAGACAAGGCAATGCTTAGTTATGAGAGAACAGTAACACCTAGTGAGATTGAAGCATTGTTTATGTCAAGCAATCCATCAATGACCACTGCACAAAAACAAGCCTATTCATCTCTGTTTGGTAACATAAAGAGAGAGCAACCAATGGGAGAGGATATTGCCCAAGAAGTCCTATCTAAACTATTTCAGCAAGTTATTGGTGAAGACATTGCTAATCTTGGCTTTGACTATGTTAATGGTGGTAAATCAACCCTTGAACCACTTCGTAATATTCTGGAGCAGTATGGTGATGATTTTACACCTAATCTCAACATAGTATGGGAAGACATCAGTATAGAATCATTGTTATCTAGAAATGATTTAGAAGCTAGATGGAACTTCGGTATACCTAGTTTGACTAGAGTTGTAGAGGGAGTTAATGCAGGTCATCTGATTGAGGTTGGTGCTAGACCTAATACTGGTAAGACATCATTCCATGCTAGTCTGATAGCAAGTCCGGGAGGGTTTGCCCATCAAGGTGCTAGATGTATTGTACTATGCAATGAGGAAGGTCCACATCGAGTTGGAGCAAGATACTTAACTGCCGCTACTGGTATGACAATGCATCAAGTGAAAGCTAATCCACAGAAAGCACAAGAGTTGTATGGCAAAGTTAGAAAGCATATAGAGATTAAAGATGCATCTAATCGTGACATGGCATGGGTTGAGAGTGTTTGTAAATCCTACAAGCCTGACATAGTTGTACTAGACATGGGAGATAAGTTTGCTAGGTCTGCTGGATTTGCTAGACCAGATGAAGCATTGAAAGCTAATGCAATCTATGCAAGACAGATAGCTAAATCACACAACTGTGCAATGTTCTATATGTCTCAACTATCGGCTGAAGCAGAAGGTAAGGTTGTACTTAATCAATCAATGATGGAAGGTAGTCGAACTGGTAAAGCAGCTGAAGCTGACTTGATGGTATTGATTGCTAAGAACCCACCATTAGAGGGTCAAGCAGAGGAAGGTCCTGAGAGACATCTATGTGTTGTCAAAAACAAATTGACAGGGTGGCATGGTAATGTTACTTGTAATCTTGATTATAAAACTGCTAGGTATACAGCATGAGTTATTCTAAAACATTTTTATATGGAGAAATAAGAGAAGATGGCTTTACTTTTAGCCATTACTACTATAGAGATGGTAAAAAACATGCAGCTTGGTACTCCCCTAAAACAGTTATAAAGACTAGATTATATAAGAAAAAACATAAAAAAGAGCAAATGCACAAAAGAAAAAAATTCATTAGAAGAGTTAAATTATTTTTAGGTTGTATTATTTGTGGCTACAAACAACATCCACATGCATTACACTTTGACCACGTAGATGTTAAGAATAAAAAGAAAGAAATATCAGGTCTAGTGACTTATAGTTTGCTAACTATAAAAAATGAAATGAGAAAGTGTAGAGTTCTATGTGCTAATTGTCATGCAGAGCATACTGCAACACAGATAGAAGAAGGAGTGTTTAATAATGAAGCTAACACTTGATGTAGAAAATACTGTTACTCATAGAGATGGCAAGTTACATCTTGACCCATTTGAGACAGACAACAAACTTGTTATGGTTGGTTGTCTAACAGACACAGGTAAAGAGTATTTGTTCAGAGATACTTTTGATGGTGTACAACAACTGCTAGATGAAGCTACTGTTCTAATAGGACATAACATAGTGCATGATTTATTATGGCTATGGGAATGTGGACTTAACTATGACGGAGTAGTTTTTGATACTATGTTAGGTGAGTATATACTACAACGAGGTGTCAAAGAACCGTTAAGTCTAGAAGCTTGTGCTAACCGATATGATTTAGTCACTAAGAAACAAGACACTATGAAAGACTACTTCAAGAACAAAGTACCTATTGATGAGATACCTAAGCAAGAGTTATCTGATTATTTATCTGCTGACTTAAAAGCTACACAAGAACTATCTGATGTGTTGTATAGAAAACTAAACACTAAAGAGTATATAGGTTTAATGGATACTATCTTACTAACAAATCGTGTAGCATTAACATTAGCTAGAATATATCAGACTGGCTTTAATGTTGACATGGATAAGCTAGAAGAAGTTAGAGAAGAGTTTGAGACTGAGAAGTCTGAGATAGAGAAACGATTAAACAAACAAGTGCATAGCCTAATGGGTGATACGCCTATCAATCTAAATAGTCCTGAACAAATGTCTTGGGTTATCTACAGTAGGAAACCAAGAGACAAAGCTTTATGGGGTAACAACTTTACTCCTTATATGGATGCTAGAGAATACAAATTAAAAGTAAAGCAATATACAGACATAGTTTATAAGAGTAAAGCAGACCGATGTAAAACATGCTATGGTCATGGCACTATAAGAAAAGTCAAAAAGGATGGCAAACCTTTCTCTAATCCAAGTCGATGTGAGACATGCAATAAGGTTGGCTATACATTTACTCCTACTACTAGTATTGCAGGTTTAAAGTTTAATGCTCCTAATGCTAAGTGGGTAAGTGCTAATGGGTTTACTGTTAACAAAGCTAATCTATCATTGCTACAAGGTGTTGCTAGAAAGAACAACATGCAAGATGCCTTGAGCTTTCTGACTGACCTAACTAGACTGTCTGCATTAGACACCTACCTATCTTCTTTTGTGCAAGGTATACGCACTTATATAAAGCCTGATGGTAAACTTCATGTACGTCTACTACAACACAGAACATCAACAGGTAGGTTTAGTGGTGCTGACCCTAACATGCAGAACATGCCGAGAGGTGGTACGTTCCCTGTCAAGAAAGTTTTTATATCACGTTGGGAAGGTG